AGGTAATTCACTCACCGTCTACCACCCGCTTCTGCGTTGATACGCATTGTACCTACCCGAAAATCTTCATTCGTTGCCGCTTCTACTCTCATCCTAATCTGCCTTCCGCTAAACCTGACAGATGTCGGCTGAGTGGTCAAAGTGTATGGACCATACTCTCGCTCTGTATCGTTTGGATGGAATCGCGTCTTGAAGTCCACAGTCACCTGACCATTGACTTCCTCATCAGAGATCAACTGATTGACCTTCATGATGGTGTCTCCATTACCAAGTGATATTGGAGCCGTTTCAGCAAATGGAGTGCTACTGCCGTGGGCTACTCCGATCTGCTCGTGGTCATACGAAATACCGCTAGCGTCTAGCCAGATAGGGTTCTGGAATACACCCTGCCCAGTGCCGCAAGTCCTATCGATTTCGCCAAAGCTCCAATAGTTCTGCACATAATCATAGGTGACGTATCTGTCGTTCTCTGTTGACCCACCTGAAGGGTAGAACCACCACACCTCATTATGCTCACTGTTATGAACGCCAAATGCTTTACTGATCTGGTTCAGGTTGATGTCGCCAAACACCTTGTCATACACATCGCATTGCATGTTTTTCGCAATAGAACCATCGAACACATAGAACGACTGCTTACCCATCCAAAACGCGCCCTGATCTACTGCAACAGCAGACTTTCTTGAGGCCACTCCACAGGCTGTCCCGATGCGCTCAAATCCATACACATAGGGAGGACCTTGGTATGTGGCAATATGCGCATCTACTGTCGTAATGATTACTGTACGGCCACGCACACGCAAAGCAGTCATGATCTCGCCACTGGTCTGTAGCTCGATGTCACCCGCCTCGTTAGTTGCCGCAGGAGTCCACAGCGTGTTGTCTTCTCTGTCGCACCAAGCGATCTTTCTAGGATTACCTCCAGATGCAAGGGCAAAAATGAATCGCTCCTCAGTGACCACAAGACCTTTACAGCTTGTTGGGCTGTTAGTTATCTGTGTCGCGTTATTCGCTATATTGAGATCCCACTCATACAGCTTGCCGTCAGATGTACAACAGCCGACTAAGTATTCGCCCCAGTTATCCAATGACCATGTATCAGCCTCTTGGAATGAGTTTGCCCCAATCCGCTTTGTGCCGTACAAGCCAGTGCCATAAAACCCACCGCTATACGCTGTATTGATTGACGCATCATCATTACCAGTAGTGAATCCAGATGGCGTGATATCTGTCGCCACACCACCCACATTCACATAAACAAGCTCAGACGCAGAGCCATACGCTTGGTTCGCGTTTCCACTATTGTCTTTCCATGCGTGAGCCGACCGTGGAACGCCAGTGAATGATGCTGATAAATCGTTGCGCTCTGACCAACCACCAATCGGACGCAGTGAATTGTTTTTCCATCTGACTAGGCTTGCGTCAAACCAACGATTTGCTGACTCGTAATCAGTACCGACACGATACAGCCCTGCCGGGATTTTTAGTGGTATCAGTGCCATGTTATCTCCATCTAGGGCCGTTGACCCAACAAACCAAGCTCTTTCTCACACCGCTTGTCACCGGAGTGACGCGATGCCTGATGTAGGAAGGAAAGACGATCACTGAGCCTTTGTTGCGATTGTTTGGCGATTCAATCTCGCACTCAAAGTCACCGCCTTCGTATTCATCATTATCTGACAATTGAATCGTCAATGACAGTTTCCGATCATACTTCTGATCTGCGTCCCAGAATGTGTCGATGTGCCAGTCGTAATGGCCTTCATCATCAGCGTGATATTCGGTGTACTGAATGTTCTCTATATCGTGAAGGTGAAAATCAAATGCATTATCGTTTGCCATGCGGATGTAATCCCACAGGCGATTCCTGAGCCACTCATTGTCTGTAAGCCACTGGACTCTGCTACTGCGTATGGACTCATTAACATCCGAACCCGCTACTCCAATAGTCGCCTGTTGCGTCTGGCTGACTAACTCCTTGCAGATGAAATCGCAGGACTCAATATCGAATCCGCGATCCCATAATTGCCAAATATTTCTAGTTGGTTTCTTATTTTGGATTACAGATAACATACTAATTAGTAAATCCGCATATACCGACACTCACTTGGAGTATCACCACGCAAAGTTATGGTTCTACTTACACCTGAATTGTTGTGCAAAATAGCCAATTGATTAATAAAGTTATTGCTTGTGCTGCTGAATACATCCGTTCCTGCTGCCGCAGTAGAAAGATCGCCACCCCTAATATCACCAGTTGCTGTGTGAGACATATATGCAACAGAAGTTCCACTAGCTTGAAGTGCGCCATCTTCGTTATCTGTTGTGCTGTACCACATCACGAACGCCATGCCTCCTTCGGGCAGAGTAAAAGTCCCTCCAACAGATAAAGCACCCTGAGAGCTACTAGCAATACCTGTTGGACCCGTTGGGCCAGTAGGTCCAGTTGGGCCGGTAGGTCCAGTTGGTCCAGTTGGTCCGGGACTTCCTGTCGGGCCAGTTGGGCCAGTTGCACCAGTTGGACCAGTTGCTCCAGTAGGACCAGTCGGCCCAGTGGGACCAACCAATGCGGCATTAGTAATTGTCGCCTTGCGTACAGCCCCTGCTGATACGTCATATACGTTAATCAGGTCTGAGCCATCGATGCTTGCCTCAGCAGTGTTCGCGTTGATTCCTGCGAGATCTGCAACGGCCTTCAGGTCTGAATCGAGATCATCCCAGTTCTGGTTGAGTTTCGTCCCCCATGTGGATTCACTGGCTCCAACCTCTGGTTTGGTGAACGAATAATTGGTTGTCGTAGTATCTGCCATTTTTGATCCTCTATGCCGCCTCAGTCCAATCTGTCGAGCCGACTGCTATTGATTCCCATGTTGTTGAGGCAGATGCCTCCGCTGTCCAAGTCTCACTTCCCTTGCTGATCTCTGACCAATCTTGATCGCCTTTTGCGATATCTGACCATGTTTCAGCACCTTCTGCGATATTTTCCCATTTTTCGCGCCCTACGGCTACGACAACAGATGTTGGCTCTGAGAGTAATGAACCTTCTCTCACTCTCTCAGGTACAGAAGTCGTTGATGATAGTGCGTCTACCTGTGGCGCACCGACAAATATGCACGATGTCGCAACGCTGATTGTTGAAGGCGAATATGACTCTGCTGAAGACTGGAATATCTTCTCAGAGGAGCAAGTGTTGCTTGATGAGCAAGAAGACGCTCCTGTGGCCTCTCTGACCCTCTCAACGCCACTTGTGTTTGACGATGCCGCTGTGATCGTAACGTCTGAGCTGACAACAAATACACTGTTAGCTGTTCCGCTTGCGGTTCCAGATGGATTCGCATCGCCTTCCCTGACGCGCACCACTTCTGAGGCAAAGGATGCTGTCGGTAAAGATGTCGCTGATGACTCTCTGACCCTCGCACCGTTCGCAGTCGTATTGACTGATGTGGTTGCCGTGCCATTGATTAGCGCAGATCCAAGTGGGACACGCCTTGCCTGTGCAGATGTTGAGCATGATGCAGAAACCAGTGCAGATGCGCTTTGCTCTCGCTCTGCTGTAACCGATGTGCTTGATGAAACACTGACTGTTACCGCAACCTCAAACGTCTGAGCAGACTTCTCCTCAGAGTAAGCAAATTGCGAGTAAGAGCCAAAGCCAAGCATTACTCAGCCTTCCAAGGCAAGTCGTCTTCTTCTACCTCAGTCACGATCTCAGCCTTGTCGTTGATTTCTCGCTGTATCTCAGCGTCAACGTGAGCCGCATAATCACCAGTGACAAGATTCTTCACCCAGCCAAGAACCATATCTTCTGTCAGTTGGTCTAGCGCAGTGAAGTTATTTGGATCGATCTGATCTGCATCAAATGGAGTCGCGCCCTCAAAATAACCAGTCACGCCTGAAACATCGTCATAACCAATCTTTTGCCAATAGGTGTTGACGATAGCGTTCTCAAACGAATCGGTGTTCGTTGTCTTGATTCGGACGATCTTCCAAGTGTATTTAATCGCCATTATCTTCCTCGCTTTCAGGCTGATCTGGCTCTGGCTGATTTCTTGTGTCGTGCCGCGCCTTCAGTATCGCGTCTAATTTCAAGAACAGATTGATGGACATCTTTGTGGGAAGCTCAGCTAGTCCAGTTAACACAAGACGTAGCTCCTCGTCAGATAGATCAACCGCCCCCTTCTTGAAACTTGATGAAAATACTTGATTAAACATAAATCCCCTTTAGTCGTTAATTACCATCCAACGAATAGCACCACTGTTCAATCTGATTGATCGATCTGTGGTCAGGTTTTCGTTGAATAGA